CCACTTCATTTGGTTTATGTGAGTGTCGATATCCTCACCGGCAAATATTTCACATATGATATTACGATCTAATATGTTTGGCATGAATCTTACATCCTATGAACTCATTGTAGTATTCATCACTCAACAGAACATCGTATTGGAACTGTAGTTTTGCTTCGTAATAGGAACACTCACCTTTGGTATGACACAACCGGAGAACCTCTCTATGGAACTCCTGACCTCCTTCTACGAGGGTTTTTACCTGTTCTGAGGAACCATAGTAGTCACGCCAGTCCGACTGGACTCGTGTTCGTTTGCGTCTTTTTCTTGTTTTCGTAACAGGGAGTATCTTGGGTTTCCAGAAGAATTTCTTACCAATATACTTTTTATTAGTGCTTAACTCAGTCAAGCAGTAGACAAAGCCTTGGTATTGCTCCAAGACTTCGTCTTCTGGTTCAAACTCCTTACCTTCATATATCCACATAAAGGTATATATGCTAGTCTTGTATGGAGACTCCACACATAGGACAGTATTGGGGTTCCTCCTCACTGTCCTTGACTATCACTTCAACTTCACTTTCACATAAATTACATTCTAGTATGAAGATGGGGAGTTCGTCATCATCTATCATGCCGCAGTGGCTTCGTCAGCATCCCATCCCCAGTCACCTTCCATACCGTTAACGGAATACTCAGTAACACGTTTCTCAAAGAAGTTATCATGGGACGCACCGTTCAATACCCAGTCCAACCACGGTAGTGGATTGTCCTTGACACCGAACTTTGGTTTCAATCCCAGTTGTAGAAGTCTACGGTCTGCAATGTGACGGATGTATTGCTTGACATCTGCCTCTGGCAGGCCTTCAATCTCACCCGACTTGTACGCCAGTGTAATAAATCGATCTTCTAACCTTACGGCGTTCTTGGCCATCTGATAGATCTTAGACTTCAATTCATCATTCACGACACGGGGACGTTCTTCACAGAACTCGCGGAACAACTTTGCATTACCCTGTACATGCAGTGTCTCGTCACGGATAGACCACTCTACAATCGTACCCATACCCTTCATCTTACCGAACCTCTGGAAGTTCAGCAGCATAACAAATGATGCGAACAGAGACATACCCTCATTGAACACAGACTGTGCCAATACCAGTGCAAGACCAGTCAGGTTGTTAATGTCTCCCTCTTTCATAAAGTCGATCTTATCAGCCATCTCCTTGTACTCAAGGAATGCGTGGTGTTCCTCATCAGGCAGACCCAAGGTATCATTCAACAATGCATAGGCACGTTGGTGTACACCCTCACGGTTTGCAAACGAGGACAACATGTTACGGACTTCGTTGTTTTTGAAACGAGGAATCAACAACTCGTGATAGTTCTCTCCCACTTGTACATCAGACTGAGTAAAAAGCCGCAGTACTTGGGTGATGAACTCTTTCTCTTCTTCGGTCAGTTTGGTTCTCCAGTCTTGGATATCCTCAGACAGTTCTGCCTCATCCTCAACCCAGTGAACCTCTTCATGTTTCTTTACTAGTTCTACCGCCCAAGGATATTGAAACGGTTTGTAAGTTTTACTGAACTCTAGTAGTGCCATTTATTTTTTACCCCTCACAGGCGATACATTCGTCGCCATCTTCAGTTTCGTGGTTCTCGTTCAAGTGTTCCATCAATTCGTCCCAACCACCCACGTACTCACCTTCTAGGTAGATCTGTGGTACAGTCTTGACTTTACGACCAGTGACCTCGGCAGCAGTCTTTCCGATTTCTTTCAGGTCAATATAATCAAACGGGATTCCTCTCAACGTCAATTCTTCCTTTGCCATAGCACAGTATGGGCAATCGTCCTTTCCATAGATTATAGTGCGAGTATCACCTTGGAGTGCGACACGCTCTACTTTCTCGGATACGTTCTCTGCTCTTTGTTTTGCCTCTGTACGCAAGTAGTACAGACCCTTGAGTCCTTCCTTCCATGCTTTCAGATGCACCTTATTGACATACGACTTCTCAGCCCCAGCAGGGAAGAACAGATTCACTGACTGTCCCTGACAGATAAACGGTTGACGTTCCGCTGCGTGTTGCACCACCCAGTTTTGATCAAGTTCATCCGCTGTCTTGAAGACTGACTTCTCTCCTTCGGTTAGGAAAGGAAGATGTTGTACCGAACCCTTCTTGGTAATAATTGATGTCCAAGTCGATTCGTTGTTTTGACCCTTCTCATCTAAGAGTTGGGTCAAGTATTTATTCTTTACAAGGAATGAACCGGCGCGTGTCCTATGTGTGTACGCATTTGCCTTGAGGGGTTCGATAGACGGAGAGGTGGACAAGATAACACCACTGGACGCATTCGGGGCGATAGCGAGCAAGTGTGCATTTCGTCTACCAGTTCCCACTCCATCAGGATATTCTCCTCTTTGTTCGGCGAGAAGTTCAGTTTGTTTGTCGGCTTCTTCTTTGATATGTCGAAAGACAACTTGATTGATTTCCTTCGCAGCCTCAGACTCCCATGCAACGCCGTGCTTCTGAAGTAGGCTGTGGAATCCCATCGCCCCAAGTCCGATAGATCGTTCGCGTTCTGCACTATATTTTGCGCGTTCAATTGTATTTGGGGCTTCATCGATAAAGAACTGCAAGACGTTGTCAAGCATAGTAATGAGATCACGAACAATACTCGTATCTTTCCATTCATCGTAGTACTCCAAGTTTAGACTCGACAAGCAACACACCGCAGTACGATCTGCGCTTGTAGGAAGATGAATTTCATTACATAGATTAGACCCGTGGATCTTTAGTCCACGATCTTTTAGTGACTGGGGTAGGGACGCATTCGCAGTATCAATGAAGTTTAGGTAGGGTTCACCAGTACGGAATCGAATCTCAAGGATACGCTCCCACAGTTTACGAGCATTGACGGTTTCTTTTACACTATCGTCTTTTGGGTCACGTAGACTAAAGTCTAGATTCTTTGTCACCGCTTCCATGAACTCGTCGGTAATGTTGAGTGCATTGTGTAGATTCAATGCCTTACGTTGCACATCACCCGTGGGGATACGCATGTTCATGAACTCAATGATGTCTGGATGGTGGATATCCATGTACGCAGCGTAGGAACCCTTACGAGTCTTACCCTGACGATACGCAATCATGTCAGCATCTACTGTGTGTAAGAAGGGTATAGGGCCTGGCGCAATGTCTGACACGGTACGCACATCACTCCAATGACCTCCAACACCACCACCGTATACACTAAGCCAACGTAACTCAGAAGAATGGCCGATAAGACCTTCCAATGTATCTGGTACATAAGTGAGGAAACAAGAGATAGGCATTCCCTTGTCTTTCTTGGTGCCATTCGGAGCATTGGATAGAACCGGAGACGCGAACATGAACCACTTATTAGACACATAATCGTACAACCTTTGTGCAAGATCTTCGTCCATTTCGTTTCGGTACTTAGACCATGCTTCTGATGCCCTTTTGAATCCCTCTTGAGGACTCTTCTCATAATCACGTAAATAAAAGTCTTGTAACATTCCTACTGCGTATTCAGCGAGGAGACTATCTTTCTTTTTATCAATTTTGACGGGCATCTATTTTTCCATGGTGTGCGTTTTATCGGAGGGTAATAGTATATATCACCCCCGCATTTTTTAGATCAGGTATTATACTCTCTTGGTGGAAAAAAGTCAATCTTTTTCTGAGATTTCTTCTTCTTTGGGTTTGCGCTGGATAGCGCCTTCGTAGTAGGCTATGATTGCTTTCTGTTGTTCCATGTATCGACGGATCTCAGCAATATTGAGTGCCAGTGTCTCATATGAACGTACACTGAATGCGTAGAATACCCACTCTTGTCCGTTATCTTTCTTGTAGACTTTGATGAATTCGTCCCAGTTCTCTTCAGTCACCACATAAATCTTGGGATGATTCAGAGACACCGGCTTAGGGGCAACCTGTAGAGGTATCTTCTTTTCGATAAACTTCGTCTTGACAACAACCTCTGGTTCGGGTGGTTGTCTACCAATCAGTGAACACCCACTAATTACTGGTAGAAGCAGAAGTAGCAGCAGCGCCGCTGATAGTTTCAATTTCATTCCATACCTTCTTCGTAGCATTGTTGACCCTTGTTTCAATCATCCCAGGCTTCTTCAGACTGAGTAGTGTGAGGTCATGACGTTGTAGTTTACTTCGCAAATTGTCCGTATAGACTTCCGCTTCTTGTAAACCAATCTGTAGTTCTTGGTTTCGTTCTGTCATCTCTTGTGCGAATAACTGCGCTTCTTCTAGAGCCTTCTGATTCTCTTCCGCAACAAGTTTGAGTTTGACATTATTTTCACGCAGAGTTTGGATACGCTCTTTCATATCATTATACTCGCGGTAGACGCCAAAGGCAACAGCACCGACCAGACCGAATATGAAAATAAACAAATAGACCCTAATCAAGTGCCTTTGCTCCTACTTTTCTGTGTCCATTCCATGCAACAAACCCACCGACACGCAGTGACCAGTATGCAAGATTGTTTAGAAAGTGAAAGCCGTTCTGTTCGATGTTGATGTCACGGAACAGTTCGTCAGCTTCTTTTTGTGTCATGGGGTCTGTGGTGGACTTCTTGCCCTTCTTCAACAGCACGGTGTATTTGTAGACATAGTCATGAACCAGTCCACCTATCAGGAGTACACCCACGGGAGACAACCATGATCGTAGGAACTTGGGAATTGATGCGCCGTCGAATACAAACCCTTTTGGAACAACATAGTTCTGTTCATTGACCGTAAACTGCCAGTCCTTGGTGATCTCCCAAGTGCGAGACCCCGTCAACCATAACCAGATTGCACCCCAGAAACCTTTACCAGCTGTTTCAATTGTGATGGGTTTCATCTGGGGCATCTCTTTGAATGACAGTCCTACGATGTCTTCTTCTTGATCAACACCGAATAGGTTGATGATCCACCCTACGATAATCAACACACCAGCGAGTGTGAATTGCCACCATGTGGTCAGTTGGTCAATGATAAACTCCATTTACTTACTCCAGTACTTTCTCGATTCTTCTTGTTTACTTATAAAGCGTTTCAAGACATCCGGTCTCTCGTCGCGTTTCTTTTTCTTCTTGAGATGCACCGGAACAATCTTTTCGGGGTTGTCCCCCGCTCCAGCGACTGATCCTGTGGCAGTCATCTCTTCGTTGAACTCTTTGAATCCTTTCATCGTGTTATTTCCCCAGTGGAAAAGTAGACCCACTGTTTAGAGTTTAGATGCATTCCTTTATAGATGTCTATACCCAATACCTCAGAGATCGGCTTGGAATCACCCTCGAAGATCCTTACCTTGTCATCTTTCTTCACAATATCTTCGCAGTCTTGTGTGATTGTGTCGTACTTGAAACGATATATGCCAGGCCCGATTTGTTTGTCCTCTAGCATGAACCACTGAGAATCTTCTGCGAGAACATCAAGGATATCGATCCCAGTCTCTTTGTGAATCTGCATAAGTTTAGAATTGGGTAGTTGACCATGTTCTTTGATCAATAGAAGTGCGGCACCATACCGTGCAACCACGGATTGTCCGCCAGGCGCCTTCGCCATGATACGCTTGAGATTGAACACCAGTCGATGGAATGGGGTGTAATGGTCACGATAAGCTGCACGGTCATCAGTACTATTCGTATTGAAGTCCTTGCGTTTCTTCCCGTCCTCATCGACGATACCTGCCTTGTATGCGTCAGTGTCCGTAAACGGAGTGACCAACAATTTCAGGAACCGGATCGTGTATACGAGGTCTGCTGCTGTTTTTAGTAATCCCATATGTCTATTTATACGTTTTTGATCTCACGCAATCGTTCAACTACCAAAGTATCCATTTCAATATTGGTATATTCGGTATTTTTAATTGCGTTGAGGAATATTAAAAAGGGTTTTAATGTGCCCCAGTGTTCAAGTTCAATCTTGAGTTCTAGGATGTTTAGTCCAGCCTCGAAACCAAATACATTAAATATTACGATGAGATGATTGAGGAGGAGGCGTTCAGATAATACACCAGTATCACGGTAACGATTAAGTAACCGTTTGATGTATTTGAACTTCTTTAGATCTTCAAAAAACTCTTCACTATCGATACATCTAGGATTATGATAGTTCTGAGCGGCATATACCGTTACATTGTCTTTGGTGAGTTTCATCATATAACTACTTATATGACTATTTCAAATGCCCCCTTGCGGGGGCGCATAAATTATTTTCCAGAGAGAATATCTCTGGTCTTTTCCAGTAGAGTCTTCTTGCTTTCACGGCGATCAAGTTCGACACCATATTGGCGACTGACCGCCTCAAGTTCTAACTTGTTCATATCTTCGAGAGGCTTGTTACCAATCGGAGCCTCGGTCAAGACTTGCGGAGCAGTCACTTCAGGGACTTCAGTCAAGACCTTTGCAGTCTTACCGTAGAACTCATCAATCTGCGTCTGAGAGAATCCACCGGATGAATACAATTCACCTGATACCGGATCTTCCCAACCACGTACAGTAGGAACTGCGTTTGAACACCACGCTGGAGCTTTGATTGTCATATTAATATCCTCGACGTTTTGCCATTCGTTCTAAGAATGCCTTTGCTTCCTTAGTACGAGCATCATAGGCCTTCTTTTCTTTCTCGGTGTCGCGCTTCATCTCACCAGCGAGGTGTGCACGTGCCATATCAACAAGAGATACAGAACCGTTCTGAGTTGCGGCATCAACTACCATCGCCTTTTCTTCGATGGTCTCGACACACTCACCGCAGCAATCTTCGGTGCCACAGTTCTCGTGTTCTTCTTTGACTGGCGCTTCAGTTGACTTGACCACATTGGTATCACCAGCGGGATTGTCTTGTGGACGTTTACCGGACTTAGCCTTAGTTGCTTGTCCAGCCTTAACAGCAGTCTCGTGGGTCTCTTCTTCGTCCTTTACCTCAACCTTATGCTTATCGGCAAACTCTTTAGACTTAGGAGATTCCTTGTCCATGATACCTTCAGGTTTGGTAGCACCTTTAGTCTCTTTGCGTTCACCCAGAAGGTTCTCGAACATACTTAGAAGCTCTTCGGTTGCTTCACCGATCTTAGAGATCTCAGCAGTCTTGGCATTAGAAGCGACTTTCTTTTTATCGTCTTTCTTACCAGCAACTTCAGGTTTCTCTTCTTCGTCATCTGACTCTTCTTCACCTTTGTCTTCAGAATCTTTCTCTTCACCATCTTTCTTAGGTGGGAAAGGTTTCTTCTTCTTAGGTTCGTCAGACTCTTCTTCGTCACCTTCTTCTTCTTTTACAGAATACTTCTTACCAGCAACTACGAACTCGTCATCACCTTTCTTCTTAGCAGCATTGAGTGCTTTGGTGAATGCGTTACCTTCTTCTTTATCTTTGTTCTTTGCTGGTTTCTTACCACCATCGATGGCATCATCGGTAGCAGCACGGCGCTTGTGTAGATACTCGTCTGAGGAATCTACATCACCGTCATTGTCGATGTCTTTGTCCTTACGATCTTTGAACTTCTTGTCGTTCTCTTTATCGTTAACAGGATCTAGTTTTTTCTCACCAAGATTAGCATTCACCACGGAGGCCCATGCAGCACCTAGTTTTTCGATATCAGATGTTTTCATTTTGTCTCCGTTACATCCAGAAGTATTTAACTATTGCACCTATAACGGCGATAGTTATAACGTACACTACTTTATTTATAATGGCAACCGTTCTCGCGTTGTCATCTACCTTTTTCTCTATATCATCTAACTTGGCGGAGAATCTATTCATCCGGTCAAAGTTGTTATGGTTGTTCTTCTCTATGGCA